ATGAGGCAAAACGGGGTCAGAACGAAATACAACTGTTGCAAATGCCAGGAACGCTGATCTTCACTCAGCGGGAGAAACTGGCGCAGGAAGCTCTGGAATGGGGTGCAGACCAAGTTCTGTGGATTGACTCTGATCAGCGGTTCCCTGCTGATACGCTGGAGATCCTGCAAGCTAGGCAAGTACCGATCTGCGGTGTGAACGCTACAACGCGCAGAGAGCCGATTCTGCCGACTGCGTTGAACCTTAAGATTGAGCGGGAGATGCTCAACGGTAAGCCAGGAGAGCCGAAACAGGTCTGGCACAAGGTTGAAAGCAGGGGGAAGAAGGGTGTAGAACAGGTGACCGCAGTGGGTTTTGCGGTTACACTTGTCAACAGGGAAGTTTTTGAGAAGATCCCTAGACCGTGGTTTGATGTCATCTGGACTGATCACGGCAATGTCATCGGTGAGGATGTTACGTTCTGCGTCCGGTGCATGGAGAATGACATTCCGGTGTTTGTTGACCATGAACTGTCAATGCACATCGGACACATTGGCGTCAAGACCTTTGGATGGGATGACGTAAAACATGGCCCTAGCAACCTACAGCGACCTGCAAACAGCAGTCGCAAACTATCTCGCAAGAAGCGATCTCACTAACCAGATCCCTGACTTTATTCGGCTGGCTGAGATCCGTCTGCGGAGGCAGCTTCGTATCCGAGAGATGTTGAAGCTGTCTAGCACGACGATGACTGGTGGTGACAGCACTGTCGGTCTGCCAAGCGACTTCCTCCAGATGCGGAACCTGTATCTGGATGGCAATCCAGAGATCCCCATCGGATACCTGTCTCCTGCTTCGTTCACCAGGAATGCGCGGGTGACTGAGAGTGGTAAGCCTGTTGCCTACACCATCCTGTCAGAGGAGATGCAGTTTGCTCCTGTTGCGGATAGCAATTACACGCTTTGGATGTTGTATTACGCTGCGCCGACGTTTTTGAGTGATAGCACAAGCACGAACACATTTACGAGTGTTTGTCCCGATCTTCTGCTTTATGGTGCGCTGACAGAAGCAGAGCCATATCTGATGAATGATGCTCGATTGCAGACCTGGGCGGCAATGTTCCAACGGTCGATGCAGGATCTTACTGTGTCGGATGAGCAAGCAGAGTACAGCGGCAATCCGATGGTGATGACGGTTCAGAAGAGGTAAACATGGCTATTACGCAAGCACTTTGCACCAGTTTTAAGGGTGAGATCCTTGGTGGTACGCACGATCTCGACACTGATACGATCAAGATCGCGCTGTACACCTCTTCAGCGTCTCTGGATGCCGCTACAACGGTTTATAGCTCCACAAATGAGGTTGCCAATGGTAATGGGTACACCACTGGCGGGAACACGCTCACAGGTGCTGTAATCAGCACTAGCGGGACGACAGCAATCGTTGATTTTGCTGACAGCACTTGGTCTACTGCATCGTTCACTGCTAGAGGTGCGTTGATTTACAACAGCAGCAAGAGCAATCGAGCGATTGCGGTGTTGGACTTTGGTTCCGACAAGACCAGCACGAATGGCAACTTTGTTGTGCAGTTCCCGGTTGCTGATGCGTCTAATGCAATCATCAGGATTGCTTGAGGGTAAGTTATGCCGCTTGTCCTCAAAGATCGTGTAAAAGAAACCACGACCACCACCAGCACTGGTACTTACACGCTGGCAGGTGCTGTTACTGGCTATCAATCGTTTTCCGTTGTTGGTGATGGCAACACGACCTATTACACGGTCACTAATGGAACTGACTGGGAAGTTGGTATCGGGACATACACAGCGTCTGGCACGACTCTTAGCCGAGATACGATCCTTGAGTCCAGCAACGCTGGATCTGCTGTCAATTGGGGATCGGGTAGCAAAGATGTTTTTGTCACCTATCCGGCAGAGCGATCTGTTTATGTAGATGGGTCTAGTGTTGTGCCAGCAACATCTGCAACGCTTGCGATTTCAAACGGAGGCACAGGACAGTCTACTGCTAACGCTGCCATCAATGCACTACTACCAAACCAGACTAGCAACAGCGGGAAATTTCTAACTACCGATGGGACGAATACGTCATGGGCTACCGGCAGCTCCAGTGCAAACATTCAAGACTTCACTAGCGTTGGCACATCAAACTGGACTAAGCCAGCCGGGGCCAAAATGGTCTATGTGGTTGTGTTTGGTGGTGGCGGGGGTGGTGGCGCTGGTAGGAGGCGAGGCACTGCGAACGCAGGTGTTTCTGGTTGCAGTGGTGGTGGTGGTGGTGGCCCAGGTGGTCGAACTGATCTGTTCATTGCTGCATCACTGCTCGGATCAACAGAGACTGTGACGGTTGGTGGAGGCGGGACAGGCGGCGCAGCCAGAACCACTGACGACACAAGTGGTCAATCAGGAAATCCTGGGAATAACTCAAGTTTTGGTAGTTGGGTTGTAGCCAGAAATGGTGATGGTGGTACTGGCGGTGGAACATCGACAAGTAGTGGTGGCGCTGGTGGCGGCAACTTGAATGTGTATGCGACGGGATCTACTTCTTACGGGAATTCTGGTGGTAATGGAAACGCGACAAATGGAGTTGCTGGCAGCAGAGCCGCATACGGATCAGGTGGTGGTGGTGGCGGTGCTGGAAATGGTGCTGGAAATACGAACCAAAACTCTGGTAGTGCTGGCGGTTTAGGTGGTTCAATCAATTCTAGTTCAACAGCGACGACTGGTGGTGGCGGGACTGCCGGATCTGCTGGCGGTGCTGGCGGTGCTGGTGGCGCGACAACGACATATTTTTTTGGTGGTTCCGGTGGTGGTGGAGGATCATCGAATTCTGCCGGTGCTGCTGGTGCTGGTGGTGCTGGAGGATTCCCTGGTGGTGGTGGCGGCGGCGGTGGTGCTGGTGGTAGTAGCACCAACAGCGGTGCTGGTGGCAATGGCGCGGATGGGTATGTCATCGTTATCACGTTCTTCTAAAAGTTGTCATGCGAAAACAATTCTTGTTAAACCCTGATGGGTCGATCCCGCAAAACGTCAATCTTGCTGCTCTGGAAGAGGCGGGTATACCGTTGGTGATACCAACGGAGATGCCCAGGTCATCCGGCATGATTGCTGTTGAACAAGATCCGCAGCAGGATGAGCATGGAGTTTGGCGGCAAGTATGGACGCTTGAGCCAGCACCTGAGCCTATTGCGTCTGAGCCTGAAGACCTGCTCGGCAATCTGACAATCGAGCAGAAAGAGGTTTTGATTGCGCTATTAACTAAACCGCAGGGCGTTTAATGTTTGGTTTTTACGCATTATCTGAAGTTCCGTTTTCAGGGATTCTGGATGATGCAACTCGCGTTCAGGTTTCTGGTGTATTAGCAACAGCGTTTACTGGTTCTGTTACTGTTGTTGGTGAAGCAAATGTATTGATTACCGGAGTTTCTTCATCTGGTCAGGTTGGTAATGTTACCGTACCGGTTGATGAGATTGTTGTAATTTCTACTGGTGTTTTTGCTACAGGGCAAACTGGTTTTGTAGTTGTCTCTGGTGATGCTAACGTAAGTCTGACAGGTGTTTTTGCGACAGGTCAAACTGGCACAGTCACTGTCCTTGTTGTCGTCCCTGTTACTGGTGTTCAAGGAACCACTGCTCTTGGTACTGTAACGCTTGAGAGCAACAACTATCTTGATGTAACTGGTTTAAGTCTTGTCGGTAGTATTGGTGTGGTGTCTGTGCTTGGTGTTTGGTCGATTGATAGTTCTGAATTTAATGTTTGGACAGATGAAATGCCAAGCGGTAACATTTGGACAAATCAAGTCAATGGCTCAATTGCTTGGACTGACAACGCTTCAAGCGTAAACACATGGACAGAGCAACCATCTGGTTCAAATTTGTGGCAAAATCTCAGTTAGCAATCAAAGTTTGGAGTTAAATCATGGCTGCTCCTTTTTCTACTACACCGGACAGTTGCGCTGTCAACTGCATTGCAATCACTCCTGCTGACTCGGATCTTGTTCAGCCGGTTCGCGCCATCTACGTTGGTGGATCAGGCAATCTGCGTATCAGCGACACGGGTGGCGGTGCGGTGACGTTCGTTGGCGCAGTCGCAGGGACGATCCTGCCGGTGATGGCAAAGCGCGTGTGGGCGACTGGCACAACGGCTACCAACATCGTCGGGCTGATCTAATATGCAGATCGGCATCAATCTGAGATTGCCGCGCAGTGCGACAGCCGGCCTCGGTGGAGGTGATCCGGCCAGTGCGTTGTTTGCACTGGATCCGAGTCTGGTACTCGATTTCATTACTGGGCCAGCCAGTTCACTGGGCAGTTATCAGGATGCCAGTCTGGATCTCAACTTTGTAGAACCGCAATACGACATTGCCGCGACCGCTGATCCCGCATACGGATACGGGCGCTATCTGGTAGCGGGGTAATCATGGCACTCATTCAGAAAGCATTCAGCGACATCATTACGTTCAGCCGGTCGAGCAACGCCACCAGGATCGGGCCTACGGGACTGGTGGAGTATGCACCGCATAATTTGCTGTTGCAGAGTCAGACGTTCGATAACGCTAGTTGGTTAAAATCAAATTCCAGCATAACTGCAAACGCAATTGCTGCGCCCGATGGAACGGTGACAGCCGATAAACTGGTTGAGGCGGCGACTACCTCTGTTCATTCCGCAACTCAAGCTGTTACTTTTGCTGCGAATTTTATATATACGGCTTCAGTTTACGCAAAAGCTGGAGAGCGATCATTTTTGATTATTCAGCCCACTGGTGACTCAAGGTTTGCGTATTACAATCTATCAAATGGAACAGTTGGAACTGTAAGCGGTTCTCCACTTTCTACCCAAATTCAATCAGTCGGAAATAATTGGTATAGATGTACTATCACCGTAACATCACCGGGGGCTACTGCGGCAAACTGCATTTTGTATTCTGCCGCAACTGATGGAAATGCCACTTACACCGGCGATGGCACATCCGGCATCTACATCTGGGGCGCCCAACTCGCCGTCGGCCCCTACGCTCTCGACTACACGCCCACCACCAGTGCCGCAGTGTACGGCCCGAGGTTCGATTTTGACCCGGTGACGCTGGCTCCCAAGGGGTTGCTGGTGGAGGAGCAGCGGACGAATCTGTTTACTTATTCGGAAGATTTCAGTAATGCGGCTTGGGCTCAGAGTTATCTTACAGAAAACATCACTGCCAACTCTGCAACATCCCCAAGCGGGCAAGTTACCGCAGACACTATTGCTGACTCGGCTACAACTGCTGAATTTGCAGTTGGTCAGACCGTTAGCGTTACGGCGAATGTGCCTTATACGTTCTCTGTTTTTGCAAAAGCAAACGGATCAAACTTCCTGTATTTAAGGTATTACGGAAATCTTGAGCAATATTACTACACAGTAATTTTCGACCTTTCACTTGGCACTGCAACAAAATCGCAAATCGGGTCAAGTGCGTCAAATAGTTCAAACACTATAACGTCTGTTGGAAACGGATGGTATCGGCTAACAGTGACGGCAACCGTTAACTCTGGCACATTGGTTCCAATAATTGGAATTGCGGCTAGTGGCACTGATACCATAGGCTCGTTCGGAGAAATAAGCGTAAATGGGACAGGCAGTCGTAGCTGCTACATCTGGGGCGCTCAACTCGAATGACGCATCCGAGCGTGTTCTTTTGCGTGGCAACTTGTGCAAAGCGTAAGCAGGTTTTCTAAAGCGTGGTTTCGCAGTTCTTTGGGAGTGGTAGTGCCTCTACCGTCGATGTGATGAACCTCAAGAATTTGATCGGTACTGCAATGCTGGCATCTGTAGCCGTCGCGCTCCAATGCTTTGTCGCGGTTGCCACCAAAGTTGTAATTGTCTTTGGACGCTTTACGGTACTTCGCAAGCCGCTCTTTGTCGGACGCCAGCCAAGCGTGAATTTTGCCGACTTCAAGTTTCCGCTGACATTCATCGCATCGTTTCTGCGGCCCGGATCTGTAGGAAAACTCAACGCCGCAATCCAAGCAGGTGCGGATCGTTCCGATTGGCGTGGCGCCCTGTCGAAGCCGCAGCGCACGAAGCTGCTCAATGTTTCGCTGTCGTCTAAACTCTGGTTTGCACGACTCACAAACCTTCTGAACGGATCCGGTCGGAGTAAAAGTCACGGCGCACATAGCGCAGGGCTTTGCTTGGTACGGCATGGCATTCCCCTAAACAAATGCTTTCGCATTGTAGCATAGGAGTAGAAAGCAATGGCAGCGTTTGCTTCAAGTTACATCCCCACCCTCGCCTCCACCGTCACTCGCTCGGCT